GGCCAACTCTAGCAGTGATCGATTTCGTCTCAGCGAGCGGCAAGTCCAAAGCAAGCTCGTCATTACTCGAAAGCAATCCGCGAGTCTGTTGCAGGATTATCATATCAGGTTGCCAGAGAGATTGTAGACTCCGCTTGCCACGCGCATGAGCGAGGCGGGTGCGTGCTGCCCTGCGGTGGCGAGTAGGTTGCCGAAGGAGTTGATCGTTGCGCCGGAGCCTGCGACGAAGGTCACGCGGCCAGTTCCCGCTTGGATGACCATGCACGAAAACCCAGCAGAGAGCGTCGAGGGGACGGTGATCGTCACGGCGGATGATGCTGTGCAACAGACAACGCGGTTGTTGTTGGTATCAGCAAGCGTGATCGAGGTCGCTGCATTGTCAGCGATCGTCAGCGACGGCTCTGGGCCGGTCGGGCCGGTCGGGCCGGTGGGGCCGGTCGGGCCTGTTGCACCAGTTACTTTTCCGAGATTGAGTGTAGGCATGTTCGTGAGTGATTAGGTGTCAATAGCTCATGTAGAGGTCGCCCCCTTGAATGTAGAAGGTGTAGGTGGGTGCTGGCGTCCCGGCTGGGCCTTGGGGTCCTGTTGGACCGGCCACCCCTTGAGCCCCTGCGCTTCCGGCTGGGCCTGCTGGGCCTTGCTCGCCCTTCGCGGCGAGAAGATCCCAGAAGGAGCTGCCATTAAATGGGTTGTCACCTACATTGCCGCCGTTGGAATTCTTTCTGTAAAAAAGCTCGCCGTTGTAAGTGACGACATCGCCGACGGCGTAGCTCGCGCCGAGGTTGTATGCGCCCGTGTAATTCCACAAAGCGTCAACACCGGCTGGGCCTGTTGATCCTGCGGGGCCTTGCTCGCCTTGCGGGCCTTGGCTTCCTTTCGGTAGGAAAATGTTCCATTGCGCCGTGTTGCCAACCGGATCGGCTAATCCGCCGCTGGCCTTTGCGATGTAAAGGTTGTTGTCGCTGCCTTTCACGACAGCGATGCCGTTGATGTATCCATTGCCGGAAACATAGTCGCCCAAATAAACGAGCCCTTGGTCGCCCTTGGCACCTTGAGCCCCCTGTGGACCGACAAGGCTAGCAAGCCATTGGCTCTGGCTGCCGCTAAAGCCACTCTCGACGGCGACTTCGTAGGCGCTCTTGCCAGACATAGGCACGCCGGGTTGGGTGGTGAAAATTTGCGTGCTGGAGGTCGTCTTGCGGGTCACATCACGCACGAGCTTGATGCCGCCCAGTGCGACTGTGCGCACCTCGCCGGTGCTGAGGCTTTGCGCTTGGATGTCCCAGATGTAGGTGGCCGACGGAAGAGCCAGTGTGTCGGCCGGCACGATCTCGACCTCGGCGGTGTTGCTAGTCACTGAGATGCCAGCACCGGTGACTTTCTGGAAGAGTGCCGCGTCGTCTGAGTCCTGGGCGCTGCGCTTGGCCGTGAAGATCAGCGACCACGCCTCGCCGGGCGTGAAGTCATCGCCAGCCCATGTGAGCGGTATCTCGTGGCTTGTGCTGTCGCCGATGTACTGGGTGAGCTGCATCCTCACACAAACAGCGTGTCAACGGGCATTTCACCACTTGCCCAGAGGACATTTCTCCGAGGCCATGCGGAGCTTCGCCTGCGTCGAGCATCCGCACTTGCGGCAGCGGCCAGTGCCAGCCATGCCAGCGGCGTCCCACAGGTCGCAGGCTTTGCAGGTATCCATGCGGCTGGCGAGCGTGTCGGGATCGGTGGTAGCAAAGCCGCTGCGGGCGAAGTTAGCGGCCGCCTTCGATGCCGACTTGAGCATTTGCGGTAGACTAGGTTGTTTTGATGGAGGCGGCGGTACGAGTTTTCCTGCGCCAGTAATACGTTCAAGAAACACCAATTTTTTCTCCACCGCATACTTCAAATCAGCTTCGTTAGTTTCGATGCGTCGTTTCCAATAGTCAAACAAAGCATTTTCGCCGCGCTTATGGATTTTTTTGAAGCCTTTTTTGATCCACCTGTCACGTGTGCGCGGTCTTTCACCCAATGTCAGAGCGTAAATGATTGAACGCAACTCTTCGTCTGTGATTGCTGGTGTGTTTTCCATATCAACTTCCTACGTAAACGCATTCACAATTTGGCCCGACGGGAGCGTATCCATCACAGCATCGGTCGATGGGGTTTGAGTATGTGACGGTAGTGGTTGTTTCAGTCGGCTCAATACAGGGGGTAGAGATAGTGATAGTTTCTGTGTTGTCTCCAGAGACATCATAGGTCTCCGTAAAGTCGCCGGACCAACCGTCATTTGTAAGAAATGAACTGCAACTAATAGTCCCAATAACGGTATTTTTATCAGGGCAAAAATATACTGATAATGATGAATTAGAACTTCCAGATTGCTGAGTGCTTGTTTGGATACTTCCGCCCTCACATGTATCTGTTGTAATTATGGTAGCATTCATGCTACTGGTTCCCTTTGATTCAAACCCAAAACTCAGTTCTCCTTCTTCATCTATACATGACAGATCAAACTCTCTGAAGGCAGACTGTGTAGTAGTTGTAATTCTTGTACCAAACAACTGACACGGATCACCTTCTGGGTCGGTGAAGCCGCAATAGTTGGGGTGTTCGCATTCCTCGCACTCTTCTGGAAACTTTTCGGTATGGACGGTGCCTGATTGCAGTTTCTTAATCGGCAGATAGGCGTTAGCTGAAATCCTTACATCGGCGCCTTGAGTTTGAGTGATAGATTCCGAATAGCTATCTGAGTCACCAGGGCTCATGGTGGTCCGTATGGTTTTTCCATTGATGTTAATGGTGACCCAATATATGCCATCGGCGCATTCCTCCGCCTGCCCAAGACTTACTGTGAATCCATAGGTGGCAGAATACGGAGGAGCTGTTCCGTCCTCAAAGCATGCCGGCGATTTAGTGACTCCAGAAATGGATATTTGGGCTGGTTGGCATGGTGGTTTGCGTCGTGGAGGCCTTGGGGGCTCTGGAGGATCTGGAGGCTCTGGAGGCTCCGGTGGTTCTGGGGGCTCTGGAGGATCTGGAGGCTCTGGAGGCTCCGGTGGTTCTGGGGGCTCTGGAGGCTCTGGATTTTTCTCGCATTCAAAGATCGCGCAACCATCCGCACTCACCCCGACTTGTTTAAGTTTCGAGCCTTCAGGGCAAGCCATCGGATCACCGCAAGGGGTGTCTTGTTTTTCACAGGTGTAAGTAGGGCAACCAGCCGCATCCGGTTCGCCAAAAACGGCAACATGCCCATCTGGGCATTCAATCACATCGGTGCATTCGAGAGGCTGGCAGATGTAAATCGGGCACCCTCTCGCATCCGATCCAGCGATCACCAACTTTGATGTGCTTGGGCATTCTGGTGGATCGCCACATGGTTGGACTTCTATTTTTTTGCATTCCCATTGAGGGCATCCGACTTCATCGTATCCCGTGTACCTTACTCGATACCCGTCAGGGCATTTTGCAGGATCACCACAAAATGTAGGTTGGCAGATATAAGAGCGGCAGTTGCATTGATCCCTGCCACTTTCGACCAGTTTGAAATTCGTGCCGCATAGGGGTGGCGGAGGGCATAAGCCACAGCTTGGATCTTCCTCATCATCCGGTGGTCTTATAGGTGGCACATCAGGGCAGCCACTAAAGTTAAACACAGAAGCAAATGGGTCGTTGTAAGGCTCGTCATCAACATAGCCGGGGTACATCAATTTGCCCTGTTGAGTGCCGCTGGAGACTTGGCAGCTTGTCGAATAAACCGTCCAATCGTTGGCGTAAAATTCAGCAACTCCGAAATCCGTGTTCCTAACCACCCGACTCACGCTGCCGATGGTCGATGCACTCGTTCGCTCAATGTAGGTGAGGTGAAATAGCCCATTTTGATAGGTCACCCACCGAAGCGAAGACGAAGCATTGAACGGGCTTGTGACCGGGTTTGCCCAACCGGCGCGCCTCACTGCCCAGCCGCGCTTGGCGTACTCGGAGGCAAGTGGCCAGATCATACCATGTGCAGTGCTCAAGGCTTTTTAATGGATGGGTAGAGCGGGACTATGGGGCACGCTCCGTATTTTGAGTTGGGGTTTAGCGGGTCAACGACGATCGACACATCCACTGGGCGCGGGTAGCGTTTCTTCCCTTGTTGCGTCGGGTCGCTCTGCTGCGCGCTGTTAGAACAGCTCGGCGAGAACACCGTCCAGTCCTCGGCGTAGAAATCATCAACTCCAAAATCTGAGTTGCGAATCACGCGGGAGATTTTGTTTTCACTGCTGGCCTGCCTGTACAGGAGCCAGAACAAGGAGTTTTGGTAGATCACCCAGCGCAGCGCCCTGCCGGTATCACCCAGCAAGTCGGGGTCGTCCCATCCAATTCTCCGCACCGCCCAGCCACGCTTTGCGTACTCCGAGGCCAGCGGCCAGATCATGCCAGATCCGTAGGTCATGCGTTTGGTACCAGATCGCGATCGATAGCAATGCGGAAGGTCTTGGATGAACGGATCACCTCGTCAGCTAGAGCTCCTTCCTCCAAGTAGGTCACGCGCCACTCAAATTCAGCAATCGCGTCGAATGTGGATTTGTAGTCTGACTGGTAATTTCCAAGGGCATTCAGCAGTTCATCGGTATCGAGATCCACGAGGATGCGGTAGCGTTGCTTGTCACTGGTGCCAATAGCTTGTACGGCTCCGTTCGATTGCACGAGAATTGTCTCCCCATCGAACTCGCGGATGTTCATTACGATGGAGGAAACCGCCATGCTTTGAAGTTCGGTCCCCTTGTAGAATCCAAGATCCAAGAACGCTTTGTCGCCATGCTTTAGATACATCACCGCTTGGCTTGCGTCTTGCCCGGACGACGGCTTGATGCCCGGCACTGATGCCGAACCAGATAGCAGATCGATATTCACCTCAATTCCAAGCCCGTCATTGTAGTTGGTGTCCTCAATTCCCATCGCAATATCCAATGGGGTGGATGAGCCGTCACCATTGGTGGCTGTGACTTTGATCAGGTAGACGCCGGCCGCTGTTGCGGTTCCGCTTATTTTCCCTGAGCTGTTAATCGTCATGCCGCTCGGGAGGCCGGTGGCTGTCCATGATGTTGGCGTATTAGTGGCTGCCATCTGGTACTCAAAGTATTGACCCTTGCGGTAGCCGAGGACGGATGTGGTGCTGGATATTACTGGTGCTGGCATGGTGATTTAGATTTTTGCAGTTCCGTATTTGATGTCAGATGCGCTTCCGCCGTCCTCGCCGAGCTCCGCGTCCATTCCGTTGAACGCGACAAGCCCCCTTGGATCGGGTGAGTTGTTATCGGTGTCGAACCTCGCCAAGCGGCCGCGCACGATGAAGTTGGCGGTTGTTAGGGCGGTATCGCTGGCCTCAGTCGCTCCATACAGCACCCGATCGACCTTGTAGACCGGAAGCAGGTTTTCGAGTTTGCGCGTCACGCGCAGCCCAAAGGAGTGAGCCGACGGCACGCTGGTGAGCATGAATGAGTGGTCGAGCGACGGCGGTAGGAAGTTGACCTGGGCGATGTTACTTGGCGTTGTCGGGGTGCCCTGTGGGATTCCAATATCAATCACCACACCCCAATGAACCGAGGTATTGGAGTTGAAGACGGCAGAAACGAATGAGAAGTCCAGTGAGAGGGTTTTGTTGAGGCGCAACTGCTTCTCGTTCACATGGATGCGGAAGAGTTCGCGACTGAAGTCGGACGGGTAATAGACCGATTCCGAATCGATGATCTTCTCCACTTGGTAAAAACCTCGGCCATCCCATGCGTAGAATGCTGGGGCGGAGATATTCTTTCCTTTTCGTCCAAGGTAGCCAGGGATGACGAGTTCCTTGGTCGTATCGGTGTAATGATAGACGGCGCTTTGGCTCGGGCTTGTCGGGATGGTGTTTGCCACCGTTAGTGACCCGGTGAGGTACTTGGCAGGTAGCAGTCCACCATTCCTCGGCAGCTTATCGATCTCGATCGAAACCACATCGTCAGCATCCACCGTCGCGCGGGTGGGGAAAACCTCGAAGATTTTCGGCAACTCCCATGAGGCCACGGTTGTCTGTTTGCTTGACTCTGATGAAATACCGGCAGTTGGCACAAATGCCTCCAAAGTCTCCACCCGGCTGCCGAGGTCATCGAGCAGGAGGCTCAACCCTTCGATCTGCTCGATGGCGTGGTTGTGCGCTTGGAAGGCCGAGATCGGGCCGGCAGTGGTGATAGTCGCCACATACTGGTTGGCTGTCGGCGGCGTCTTGAACTTGATGGTGAGATCATCCTCGCTGTCGAGGGTCACGGCGTAGGAGACATAGAGGTCTTCGCCATCGAGAGAAAACTGGCGATCGACAATGGCAGACTCGCCATCGTTCTTGCGTAGCGTGACATGCAGGTCGCGGGTGCCGAGGTTGTGGGTGAGCGTGTACTCGGTGCTGGTGCCGTTGCCGATCGGGGCCACATAGTGCTGGCTGCCAGTGATGATCTGATCCTCGGTAAAAGGAATGTAGGTGCGACCATGTGGCGGGCGCAGCCAGTCGATGTTGGCGGCGGCTTCCAGACCTTCCCAGTTGAGCTCGCGGATGATCCGCACCGGTACGCGGATCGGCGTGATGGTGTAAAGGGTGTTGGGATTGTTCTCGTCCTCGACGGTCATCTCCACCTCCAGCACGGCCGTGGTGATGTTATCGACGGCACGCAGCGCGTCGGCCAACTCCGCAGTGTTGAGATTCAGGACAAAGGTCGGGTCGCCCGGAGGCGCGGAAAAAACCTCGACCTCCAGCAAGTCGTATCCAATCCCTTCCATATCGCCACCAAAGGTGATGTGGGCGGTGTTATTGTTCGGGTTGGTGACGGTGAAGCTGCCACCATCGTCGGCGAGCTTGGCGATGGCTTCTTGGATTTCCTCCGCGCCATCTTCGATCGAGAGTTCGCCAGATTTCTTGTAGCTACGGCGGATCTGAAAGCTGCCACGGAAAAACGGATTGACCTTGAGAGCTTGGATCTCCGGCCAGATTGTGGTGTTGTCATTACCGCCAGCCTGAATCCGAGTGATCTCGGGCATCGCAGGCAGGATGTTGGAAAAGGTCGAAGTCGAGGCGAGCGGCGAGCGGATCAGGCGGATCTCGTGACGCGTCTTGCTGCCGACGAGGTAGGAACGCACCCGCACATGGGCGGTTGGCTCAAGGCTCACCGAGGTGCCGGTAATTGTGAGTTGGGCCTCGGTGGCGTCGGCGACATCGACCAGCCACGATCCGTCTTTGAATGTGACCGTTGCTGTTGAGGAGTAGACTTCTTCGAGGGCAGTTTTGACTTGGGCAGCGGTCGCATCGAACGCCAGCGGCGAGCCAGCGGCATCGCCGTCGACATAAAGTTGAAAGGTACCTGCCGTCGGGCGAGCATCGACAAGGCCGATGCTGGCGCGCAGGGAGTTGAGCGTGCGGGAGACTTCGGTGGCGGTGCCTTCGATCTGCTCCGAGAAACGCAGCCCAATGCGGACCTCATCGCCTTGAACAAGCTCCGGCAGGGTAAGCGTGCTCCCGCCGAGGGTGCTGTTGAGCTTCCGGTTGGTGAGATCTACAAACGCGAGGACTTGCATCTTTTCATCCTCCCTCGCGTCAACTTGTTAGCTTCTCCTCCTCGGCTGTTAGGTTCTCGATGCCAAAGAAGTCGTATGGAAAGATTACCATGCGGTACGGAAAGCTCGGGTTGAGCTTCTCAGCCTCAACCTTTTTGGCCTCTTCCTCGTCATTGCGTTTCTTGGCGAGGTTTGCTTGTTTGTCTAGACTCATAGCGACCAGAACGCTCCTCTCAGGTTGCGGCTTTTGAGAATTTGCAGCGCCGTGTTTAACTGGTTGTTCAGTGGTGCCAGAATGTTGGCAATCAAGATGTCGGCCAAGCCACCAGCCAGCGCGGTGGTGAGGCGGATCGGCTCAATCGGAGTAGAATCTGGAATGCTCTGTGGCGAGTGGGCGAGGTTCCAAAAGTGGTTGCATTCCACATAAGGCGTCCATGTGGCATCCAGTTGGGCGGCTGGATCAACTCCCTCGGGACTCACGAAGTAGATGGTCGCCAGTTTCGTCAGGTCATATTCGGGGTCAGTGATGCCTTCGAGCAGCGCCATGTCGGACTCTGGCTCTGGTGGTGGCGAGAACTTCGAGCTGATCCGCAGATAGGGGTTTTTCTTCATCCCGCCTGAATGGCCATAGGTGATGTAAATCGAGCCCAATGACCCATCCAGCAAGCTCCCAGGGTAGACCTCGAACTTCGCCGCTGGTCGGTCTTTCCACAGAGAGACATCGCAGGCCCGCAGGCGGCGTGCAGTCTTGGTGTCTTCCTGCCCATCGATAAAGGTGATGCCGCTGGTGATATTGCCTGTGATCTGAGTGTTTGCCGATGTGACGCCGAGGTCGGCGAAGAACTTGGGGACAGGTTCGTAAATGAGCTTTATGCCGGCATCAGATAAAGCATTGCCAGCAATTCCACTTGGATCCGCGCCTGTCCCGATCACGCGGGTTGGTCCGATCTCCACGCTCGGCCATTCCGTTAGGAAGGCGTCGATCATTCGCTCTGGGTCTTTGATGTCTTCTTTCGCCTCGGTCAGTCGGGCAATCGTGCGCGCGCTCGCGTTCTTGACGCGAGCGGGAATCGTCACCTCTACGCCATTGACGAAACCCGGCTTGATCTTGAAAAGCCATTGACCCCTGCTTTCGCCCTCCACCCCTTCTTGCCATGACGGGGTGATTTTCCACGGGTGTGACCACTTGCGGGGGGGAGGCCCGGCCTCGAAACGAATCGGCAACCTCCGGCCGATGGTATCCACCATCGAGTTCCATGTTTCATCGCGAATGAGTGGAATTTTTTTCACACCGGAAAGAAGAGGTGGCGGTTGCCGGTTGTTTCGCCCTCGGTCGATTTCCGCGCTTGGTACAGGTAGCGCATGTTGTGGTGGACGATCTGGAAGGTTTCCTCGACGGCCGTGGCGGACGCATTGAGATAGCAAAGCGCCAGCGGGTAGTATCCAGCGCCATCCTTGAGTCCCTCCGCTGTCGGTGTTTGAACGATTCGCAGGTCGGTCTTTGGATCCTCGATCGTGCCAGCATCATTCGGCTTCACGCGCAGCGAGATGTAGAACTTGCCGCCCTCTTGATTTTTCAAATCCAGCTTCATCATCGGCGCTGGCTTCTCTGGGTCGAACTTGTTGCCATCGTCGTCTCGGTTGTCGATGCGCCGCCAATTCTTGGTCGTGACATCGAGGATGTACGGCGTTTGACCATTCACCGTTCCCGCCCGCACCGATGCGCTTGCTTCACTCGCTCCAACTTTGAATGGGTGCATGTACGCCTGCCGCTGCTTCAGCACCGTGACGATCGTGCCTTTGGGTGTCTCGCGCACCTTGATGCCGTCACCTGGAACTACCTTGAGCGTATCCACCCACCGTACCAATCGCTCCCACGCGGTTTGGATCCTCTCACCCTTCTGGACTTTGATTTCCTTGATGTCCATTAGCGCAAATTTCCAGCTTTTTCGTCCTGATAGACCTCCCTCGGCCATTCATAGTACTCGGAGAGCTTCCATGATTCGGAAATCTGCCAGACATTTCCACGCTTGGAAATCTGCGGCGGCATCTTCATCCAGTCGCGCTTGCCTTTGTCAAGGTTGTTGAATTGTGCGGGCGCGTCTGGAAGAGTGAGATACAATTTCCCGATGTTATTGATTACAGCCTTGGGTAATTCTTTCTTGGTGTAGCTCACCGATGCAATGCAGTTCATCACGATGTAGGTTTTGACCCCTTTCATCGGGTTTTTGTTGCCTTGGCCGACTTTGCTTTTTCCTCCCAGTCCCGATCCCGAGCTAGTGCCTGCCGGGAGCTCTTTGGGAAACACCCAGTCTTCTTCATTCTCCGGGTCGCCCCATTTGCCTCCGTATTTCTTTTTGATTTCCTCAAAATTCCAGTGAGCCTCAATCGGCTCCTCGGCCACCTCGAAATCAAGACTCCAAACGGTGCTTTCTTCGTCACCGTAGGTGGAGTTGTTGGATTCAGCGCTGCCACCCTCGTAGGTGACGGTCACGATGTAGGAAGGATCGGCACCGTCATTGTTGCATGCCCATGTACGCGAAACCTCTTGGCATTCTTCGTAATTCTCTTTGCCGACAGTGTGTACTTGAGCGATATTCGTTACATAGTAGGGAACCACCCACTGGATGACGCCTTCTTTGCTCTTTGAGCCGGTGGCTCCTACGGTGATGAAATTGCTGGTGCTCATGCAAAAACGGGGATTTGGACTTCGGGGTTGGTCGTCTTAGGTTTGGTATTCTCCTTAATCGATCGCAGCAGGGATGTCTGGCGGCGGTTTTCTTGAAGGATGCCATCATTGGCCGCGCGACCCATCAGCACATTGGTCGCCTTGGCGACGCTGCCGAGCTGGCTCACACCAGCGCTCGGGCCACCTTGTTGTTTCTTCTCGCGTGCCTTGTCGGCCTCATCTGCCGCGGCGCGGGCATCAACCATCTTGGCGGCTGTGTCCTTGGCTTTGTCCCCAGTCATGCCGAGCTTGTTTAGCGCGACGATCTCTTCTTGAATCGCCTTCTGCCTTTCGAGATCGGCGATCTTCTTCTCATCTCCAGCGATCCGCGCTCGCACCATTTCGGCTTCAAGGCGGTAGGCTTCTTGGGCAAGTCGTAGCTCTTCGGCCTTGGCTTTATTCTCGGCACTCGGGCCTTCCGGTGTGCCGGGTTCGGTCGGCAGGATCTTCTTTTCGTTTTGGATTGCCTGACGCTTATCATTCCACTCTGACTGCGTTATTTTTTTCGGATTACTACCGACCGAGATTTCTTTGAACAGGCTGCGGATTCTTTCGATGCCGTCACCGATCTGGTTTTCCATGATCGGGCCTTTAGCATTTGAAACCTCCTCGCTTAACTTGCCTTCATTGAAAAACGGATCGTTGCCAAAAGTGTCTTGGCTCCACTTGGACATCTTGCGGATGGGGTTGTAGTCCTCCATCAATCGAAGAGCGCTTTCCGTGGCTTCCGCGAAACCGCGCGTCAGAGCCACCTTAAATCCAAGCGCGACCGCTTCCCCCATCAACTCGCCGATCTTGACCAGTCGTGAGGTATCGCCAGCGAGCCCTTCGGACAAAGCGGCGGCGAGCGTGCTGCCAACTTCGCGGATCTTGGGCGCGAGGCTACTGAGTGAGGCGACGATCTGCGGCGTCATGGCGGCCACATCGGCAGCGAACTGGGAGAAAACCTCGGCCATCGGCTTGCCGACCTCTTCGAGCATCTGACCGATCGAGACTTTGATGCGCGACATGCCGCTCGCCGTTGCGTTTGCCGCTCCGCTGACCTGCGTTTCGATGGCTTTGAGCACCTGGTCGAATGCCTTGGCGCGGTTGCCGGTGGCGGCGAACTCTTCGGAAATGGCTTTGATCTGCGAGGTGGTCAGTGCGCCGGTGCGCTTGAGCGCGGCCAATCCCTTCTCTGGATCCTCCAGCGCCTTGCCAAGTTGCACGGCGTAGTTTGAGGCGTCGCCACCGAAGACGGCTGCCATGTCGACGGATGCTTGTGTGGCGCGATCGAATGCGCCTCCGGTGGTGCCGGCGGTCTTGGCGAGTTCCTTGAAGGTCGCGAGCTTTGCCTGCGCCGCCATGATCAGGTCACCATCCACGCCTGTGGCGAGCTCAGTGGCATCGGCCATCTCGATGAGGCGAGATGCGACATCACCGGATTGGGTGCCGAAAAGGCCCATGGTCTTCACGACGCTCTTAATGCGGTTTTCCGCCTGAAGTCCTTCCTCGCCGATGCTGATCAGCTTGTAGGTGATGCCCCCGATCGCTGCGGCTGCGCCTGTGGCGGCGATGCCTATTGCACCGACGCCCTTGGTGATGCTGGAGAAGGCCGAGCCGATGCCCGAGCCGATCGACGACATCGAGGTCTTGAGCGAACTTGCCGACTTTTTCGACCGATCGATCCCACGGACAAAGTCCGAGGCGTTCAGCGTGAGCTTGGTGGAAATGCCTGCCATCTTTTTAATTCAGTAAGGTGTCAATCATTGGTTCGCTTTCTTGATTGCCTTCTGCACATAGTGATCAACGCGGCGGCGCATCTTGCTGGTCTGCATCCTTACTGCGTAGGCCATGCGTCGATCGACGCCGTGAACATCGCTGGCCCATTTGACCAGGTTGCTGATACTTGCTGTGATGGATGTCGGTGTGGACTGGATGTTGGTGTCGCCCGGTGCGTCGTGCCTGCCGATCCAGCTCGGGACTCGGATCTTGCCGACCTTGCGGGCGGCGGATGCCCAGCCGGACGCGAGGTAGCCGACGCCCTTCTGTTTCACCTTGATGAAGTTGGTGATCATCGAGCGGGCTGCGCGAGTTTGTTTCACTGCCCGCTTGATGCGGATGTTTCCACCACGGCGCTTGGTGTGCATGATGTTGGCCATTTCCGACATACTGCTGACCTCCGAGTTCTTCGGGGTGGATCCGATAAAGACATTGCGCACATCGCTGGCGATTGCTGCCTCACCTCGCTTCTTGGCGGCCACGCCTCGGGTTTTGCCGTTGCTCGGCGGCGTGATGTCCATCAGGTTCCTGATGACTCCGCGTGCCTGCTCTTTCATGAGTGTTCGACCATCGCGCTTGGAAAAATTCCCGAGCTTCGCGGCCATCGCCTGAAACTGCCGGATGTCGGTCTCCATGGTCGTCTTGGCCATTTATTCAGGGGAAGAGTCAACCAGTCCGTCGATGTAGCTGAGCAGAGAATCTGGCACCATCGCCTCGATCGTTTCGGTGGTCACTGGTTCCAGTGTCCAGAGGTTCGCGGATTGCAGGGCGCAGTGGTAGTATTGGAGGGCGCGGGAGAGCGGTAGCTTCCAGAGGATGAACTCCTCACTCCAGCCGGTCTCCTTGGCGAGCATGTACACCACGCTGGCGCACCAGCCGGGGCTCAGGACTTTCCCGGCGGCGTTTCCTCGTCGCTCTTGTACTTTGATTCGACGCGGATCTCGTTAGCCGCAATCTGTTTGCCGATGCGCTCGATCTCGGTGATAATCTCGGGTAGGCGGTGAAATTCGATGTTGAGTGCGTAGACCAGTGCCGCTTTGCCTGCGGTGTTGTTGGCGATTGCTTCGGCGACCTCCTCGACGGGCGCTGATTGCATCCACACGAAGGTGTTAATTTGCCTTTGCAACTCGACCTCGCTGACGGCCTCGCCATAGATCATGGAGATGTTGAGCAGGTCGGCGATCTGGCGCGAGCCAATGGAAAATGGCCGCATCTTGATGCCGCCGATGGTCTTGCTTTCGCTCTCGATCATGCCGAGCGCGATCATTTGATCTCTGGTTTCCATGATTTTAGAATATCGAAAGGATCTTTTCACGCTGGGCTTTGCTTTCTGGGTCGTTGCCACTAGGCACGACAGCGAGGCGCTTGCCCTTGCGGATTAGCAGCATCGGGCGCATGGTCTTGATCTTGTCGACGAGGCCGTGGTGAGAATCGAACGCAGCACGCATGTAGGAAATCGGGTGGTCGGGATTTGCCTCACACCATTCCTGCGAATTGAAGCGCTTCTGGAACTCAACGAAGTTGATTTCCTCCTCCTTCGCGATCGGCGTAAATTTGATCTTTTTGCCGCCGTCCATCATCCATGTGACGGTGCGCTTCGGATTGCCGCAGACATCTTCGATGGTGTCGGAGAATGCCTTTTCCGTTCCGAACTCACAACCAGAGGCAATGGCCGAGCCGATAAGCCGCGTGTTGCGACTCTCGACGGGCGGGGTATCATGGTCGCGCACGATGGCGACCGTGGATCCTTGTCTCATGGTTGATTTTAGGTGGCTCTTACGAGCCGGTTATTGGACGATCGCTGCCGCTTCCGGGAAAACGGTGCCGCTGATCTCGAACTCGTTGAAATCGTCGTTTTTCTCGCTCAGTTTCACCGAGGTAATGACAGTCACACCACCAGTCGGAATGTAGTCGGGGATAAAGCTCGAAGCGCTGGTATCACCTGCGTCGATGCTGGTCGTGCCTCGGCCTTTGACCGTGAACTCGTAGGTGGGATCGAAAGTCTTGGCCGCGCCAAATCCGCCTTCTGTGGACATGATCATCTTCGACTCCATGTTCTTGGTCGACTCGACGCTCTCGATCAGTTCGGCGGTGACCGACTGAACTCCGATTTGGTTGAAAGTGATTGCCATGGCTTTGAAAAATTAGATTTCGTCGTAGATGGTCGCTTGGATCTCGAACTCTGGGAAATCCTCGTTGCTCTCGCTTTGCTTGACCGATGTGATCATTGCTGTGCCTAGGGCAACGGTGCCGGGTACGACTGCTTCGATGTCGGCGTCGCCCTTGCCAGTGATTGTGACATTGCGCGTGATGAGCTTGCGCGGGCCGGCAAAGACGGTGACGCCCTGCTCGTCGCGGATGGTGGCGACCTCTACGGAGGAGTCTTTGCTCGACTCGCTCACATGGCCGGTGTTCGGCGAAAGTCCGTGGGTGTTATTGACTCCAAAAGTCGCTGGCATGATACCAGCGGGGTGATGTCAACTTCACAAGCGAGTGACGCCGATGAGTGCCTCAATCGATGTGACCCAGCGGCCATCGTCTGAGATTGCGGCGGTGTGGTTGGCGATGTGAAATCCGCGCACCTCGATGGCGGTGATGCCGAGGCTCTGGGCCGACGGCAGTGGCTCGGTGAAGGCATCTCTAACATCATCCACAATGTCCATGTGAGCGCTGCGGGTGCTTCCGTCTGCCGGTGATGATATGGAGACCTTGACCGTGGCTTTGTAGAGGTTGCCGACGACGCCTTCCACCTGGTCAGCGAGCACCAGCACCGCGTGCGATTCTGGCGTGCGGACATCCGAGCTAGTGCCGGTGAAGACCTCGATGTCATTGCCGAGGTTGCCGACGAGCTCGGCGAGGTAGTCTTCGATGTGTTGGTTCATGGTGAAAAATTAGCGGCGGGCAACTCGGTATTCGATGACGCCAGCACCTGGCTTGCGCATGATCTCTTCGATCTTGTAGCGCAGATCGCCGATGGTCATGGCGCTGTTTTGCGCTGGCGCTGGATCCGGTAGGTGAGCAACCAGCATGCGGACGGTGAGTGAGCCATCTTGGGAGAAACCTCCCTCTTCGAGATCGATTTGCACGCCGCCCATGGAGATCGCGGCTTGGTACTCCTCACCGTTGATGGTGACCGGCACACCTATGTCATCGAGGATGGCCTCGAATGCCTCTGCGGCTGCTTGCTGAATTGGATTCACGCTTCACGCGCGGCGTCAAAAAAGCCCCACCCGGAAATTTCCAGATGGGGCTTTCTTAGACGCTACCAATGAAACAAATTACTTCTTGGCCTTCTTCGGCTCGGGGGCCTCTGCGGCTTCCGGCTCGATCGGATCGATCACTGCGGCGGCTGCTTTTTTGGCATACCGCTTGAGCGTGTCACCGTTCGACCAGATTTGCACCTCATCAGCACCACCGAAATCGCCGGTCACTTTCGCGGCCTTGAAATCGGCAAGCTGGTCGGCCAGCGTCACACTCGGAAGGTGTTTAACCTTCCAAGTGTCGCCATTGCGGGTTAGTGTGATGGCGCGGCGCATGATTAGGCGGAGACGATCCGTTTGAGGGCTGCTGCGTGGCCGAGTGCGAAACCGTAGTTGACCTCGATGACCGATTTCTCGGTGTCGGTGTCAGGGTCACCCCATGAGCGGTACTCGATGGTGAGGCCGGTCTCTGGGTCGGTGACGGTCTCGTAGTTGGTGAGGCTGGCGCGAACACCCGAGGAAGGAGTCACGGGCGAGAACGCCACGAGAATCGCTTCTGGGAGTGCCACCATACCGACGAGGTTCTGCGAGTTGCCGGGGATGAGGTTGGTGCCGATGACATTGAAGCCAGCGATGCTTGGAAGCAGACCGTTTTGGATCGCCGAGGCGGTGCCAACTGCGGCTGCGTTCTTGATGCCGGCGTCCTTGAGCAGAGCGCCTTCGTAGGCGTTGTCGAGGATCATCGTGCGGCTCGATTTTGCCCACTTGGCTTGGTCGAGTGCGGTCTTGATGGTGATCACATCATCCGAATCAAACGCGGAGGCCGCGCTGGTGAGGACGGGTGCGCCGTAGTTAGCGGTCGTCACAACACTGAGGATGTCCTTGATGATGTCTTCGGCGAGCTTGCGACCCTTCAGGAAACCGAGTTGCTCGGGATTGAAGTAGGGTTGGCGAGCGAGTTCGCTGGAGGTGAAGGAAAGCGCTTGATACTTGCGCTTGTTGACGGTGATTTCGCGGCTGTTGATCGCATTCGTATCGCTGAATGCGTAGGTGCCGTTGAAATCGACGGTGGCGTCCGTTGCCAATGGGAAGAAAGGCACGGCGATCTTGTCAGTGCCTTGAAGCGGGACCGAGTTGTACACGGTGCTGAAGGCATTGATGGGAAGAAGCGCCTCGCGAAGCGCAACAAGCGCGCTGTCGAGGACGACATTCAGTTTAAGTTCAGAGCTGATGGTGGTTGCCATAATGATTGGATGAGTTCGTTGTGGTTAGTTCGGGTTGGTTTTTGGTTTCAAAGTTTGGCCGCGTGGGCTTCGAGTTCCTTGCGGTGAGCCCTGAAAATTCGTGTTTTCTCTGCGCCGGTAGCGTTCTTCCACTGGTCGTAGATGCTCTCGCTGCTCTGTGCGTCCGGTGAGACATTCACTGGTGCGCTGGAGCTACGGGCGGCGATGGCGGCGGCCTTGGCGGCGACTGCCTCGTCGATGGAAAGTTGATTGGCCTTCAGTGCGGCGATCTCGCCTTGCAGCGATGCCAGAGTTGCCTTGAGGTCGCCGATGATTTCAGTGGCTGACTCTTCCTTCGGCTCATCAGCAGGTGCGCTTTCGGTTTCGCCTTCTGGTGCGGATTCAGGAGCTGCCTCTTGCTCACCTTCCGGTGCGGATGGGGCGGCTTCGTTTGCGATTTCCGCAACAACGGTCTCGACCGATGCAACGACTTCTTCGGATGGGGTGCTGGCGACTTGTTCGCTCATGCCATCTTCCGCAGTGTCAACTGCGCGAAGCGGAGAGGATCCGGCTTTGCCTGCTTGCGAAGCATTGCGGACCACGGTGGCGAGGCCCAGCGACTCGGCTTGCGGGCCGTAGAATGTCTGACCTTGCATCGCCTCGGCTGGGATTTTCCGACCTTGGCGTGTGACGGCGGATTTGAACTCACCGAAGACCTGATCAATGCGCTCTTGGATCAGCTCGCGTTGCGATTCGGTGAGCGAGGTGCCGGGGAAACCTGCGGCCTTGAACTTACCAGTAGTGAAAAGCTCAACCTTCACGCCGAGCATCTCGGCGCGTTTGCTCTGATCGATGTGCGGGACCATCACGCCGATGGATCCGACCGATGCCGAACGCGTCATCGAGACGCTGGTCGCTTGTGATCCGAGCCAGTAGGCGGCGGATGCCATAGTGCCGGAGGTGTGCGCCGACACCGGCTTTACCTTGCTGGCTTCGTAGATCGCATCGGCGGCCTCGGGAGTACCTCGGACGGTTCCGCCAGGAGAGTCGATGTTGAGGACGATCGATGTGACCGCTGGATCAGCGGCGGCGCTTTCAACGGTGGAGCGAACTTCATCGAGACTCGTCGCACCGATCATCACGCGATCCCACTCGTCGGTGGTCGGCAGTAGCGGGCCGGTGATCGAGATCGTGGCAACGCCATCGGCGACGCTCATGATCGACTGCGGTGCCTCGCTCTGCGGCAGGGTGAAGAGTTTGCCGGCGGCCATGTCCATGGCTAAACCGATGATGCCGTCCATTGCTTCAGGGGCGATGGCCCACGGCTCCTGTGTCAAAATGAGATCGCGTGCGTTCACGCGATGCGTGGGGTGTCAATTCGTGAACAAAAGTTGGTTGCAGGGGTGGGAGTCGAACCCACACTTTCCAGCTTATGAGACTGGTGCAGCACCGCTACTGCATGCCCTACGATTTTGATGACATCACTTCGCAGGCCCAGTCGGCGCTTCGACCGGCGGGGTGGCAACTCCCGATGCGAACAGCATCTGAAGTGGGATGTCGTATTTCTTGGCGAGTTCTTGCAGGTGCGAGATGTCGCGTGCGCGGCGTTCGGCTTCCTCCTCGAAGTCCATGCCCAGCTCGGCAAAGTGATCGGAGAGGGTCTTGAGACCGGCCTTCACATCCTCGCGGTTTTGCAGCGACTCCCGACCGGCGTCGACGGTGACGCGGCGCGGGGTGACGACGGAAATCTTCCACCATCCTGCAATCAGCGGGATCTCGCCACGAGTGATGGCGTCGCCGATGACGAACTTCCAGACGGGCGTGAGAAAGCGGCGGATGAGGATGTTTTGCCTGTGGGAGAATCGGCGATCGGCCTTTGCAACCACCATGCGGACGCCAGCGCCGCCGATCTTGCTTGAATCTGCGGTGAACTCGTATGGCACCACACCCAACGCCGAATCGCGGCGGAGGTGATCAAGAAATCCAGTGAAAGTAGGTGATGGGCGGTTGGACTCGAAGGGTTTGAGCTCCTCGCCGGGCTTGAGCGCCACCCACTTGCCGCCGACGATCTTTTGCAATGCAGTCGGGTCACTGTGTGGATTGTCTTCGGCCTTGCCTGAGTCAATATCCAGTCCGCCAAAGCCGTCGTTGCTATCGATCTCGCCATTCTGCGTGGTGATCGCGAACGATTTGTCGGCATGGTCCTTGAGCGCGTGCTTTTCGAGCGCCAAAAGTTCCATCTCATCGCGGATGTGATTGATCGAATGCGCCAGTGATGGCACGCCGCGGGCCGATGATGCGCGCTCTGGATCGAAGATATGGAGCACCGAGTAGGCCGGAAGCTCGATGAAAGTGCCATCATCCTGCTTCACATTGTACGAAACTGGTCGGCCATAGCCGTCGAAACGGATGCCATCGACCGTGCCGTCGTTGTTCCCGCCGCTCACGCGGTGGCTTTCGATGAGTTGAATCACCGGGCGGCCTTCAACGCGGGTAAGATGGACGAAAATATCACCGTCTTCGTCGATTGCGCGGCAGATTAGCATTTCGCACTCGGAAAGGGAGAATCGTCCCGTCACCTCGCACTGATTCGACCATTCTTCCCAGTAGTCGAGTGCGCCGGCAATCCATTCACGGTCTTCGGTCTTGGGTTGGATCTTGAGACCATCGCCGACCGAGTAGACGGCCATGTCGAAGACCATTTCGCGGGCGAAGCCGCTGTTTTTCATCAAATACCGGCTCCCTTTGATGAGTTCGTTGCGTACCAGTGGCGTTGCCTCCTTGCGGTGGTCTTGCGGAGCTGCGGCGGGCAGGCGCTGGCGAACCGGCGATGGGTTGACGCTCTCATACGGCGACCATCCGAAGGCTAAAGCGGCGGACTTGGTGATTTTTTGCAGCAGGTTCATGTTAGAAATTACCGGCAGTTGACTGACAGGTGCGGCGGGTTTTGCCGTAGGTGATCGGGTCGAGCTTGCGGAGAGCGTGCTGGCAGGCCGCGATGATCTCTTTTGTATCATCGAGGCGCTTGTAAGTGATCTGCGATCCAGACTCTTGGAAGCTGATCATCAGCTTCTTGAGTGTCTTTTTGTTCTCTTCGAGGATCTCGACCACCTCTTCGGTGGAAAAACCTGTCGTCATGTCGAGGGCCGCCATGCCCTCTGACAAGTTGTCAATCTTCGCCGGCTTCCTGCTCGGTCTCGCGGCCAAGTATTTTAAGCATGAAGGCAAACACGGTCGCCATCGCCTCGCAGTCGAGAAGGTGGTTCGGCCGCTTTTGGATCCGCGACCATTGCCAGCGGTCACCATCCTTGATCCGCATCTCGGATTCCATCTGGCTCAGGTACGCGATCTTCTTTTCGTCGTTGTCTACCTCGGCGAGAGCTTCGACCGGCACCTCCCATGTCGGGCCGCGCGCTGGGTCTTGGTTCCTGCGGATCCGCGATAGTGCGTCTTTGATGTTGAGGTTCGACCAGTAGAACATCTGGGCGACTTTGCCCGCCGAGCAGTTGATCGAGCGTTTCGGAGAATAGAATCGGTCGAGCGATTTGACCCGGACTCCGACTCCGAGGCGTTGCTTGAGTCGGTGCGTCCATGTGGCCTTGCGGTCACCCATCAGCGCCACCCATCCGTGCTCGGCGCAGCGTTGGTAGACCTCGTAGCTGTTGAATCCGGCATCGACGCCGACGAGCGAGGATGAAACGCGGTACTTTTCCTGCTGTTCGAGCAACTCTTCCCAGGTGTGGGCTGTTCCCCAGTCGATCCGGCGGCTGGATCCATCGGGACTCCATTGGGTTATGAGGTACCAAAAGTGATCCATTTGAACATCCACCGTCATCACGCGCAGCCGAACCGGCGGATCGTCATCCTCATCCGGCACCCGGATCTTGCCACCGATGATCGCGCCTTCCTTTTCCCAGGCTAAATCGCCGCGCGCGTAGGTGGAATCGGTGATCTTGATCGAGAAATCCTCGGTGTATTCGGTGAACGGAAGAGCGAGACGCTTCTGCCAGAAGATTTTCAACTGCTCCATGTCGCCGGTGCGTGCCGACGCTTTCGCCCGAAGGTAAATCTCGGCCAAGTTGCCCCACGATCCAGCGCAGAGGCCATTCCAATGAAAGCCGACATTCGACTTCGCCGCTCCGGGGTTCTGGGCGACATAACGCGCCCCGTTCAGAGGGTTGTTGAGCTCACGCCGTGATCGGTCGGTATCGGGAAAGCGGGCGCCGCACTCGCAGAACATTTCGGTGGTCTCACGCACCCGCTCGTAGTCCCACGCGCCATCTTCGAGGCGGCAATCCTTCGACCACTCGATGTTTTCCCATTTCCATGGTTGGGTGGTTTTGCAACTCGGGCATCGCCAGCACCATTCACGCTGGTCGGTCGATCGAAATTTCCGATCGGTGTCGTCGTCGACCTCGCCGGCCTGCGACACGAAGAACCTTTTGCCCAGCCAACCGAAGGCGGTGACCCGCGCCTCGGCCTCGGCCATGTGACCCGATGGCCAGCGCCAGGTCTCATCGCCGATCAACCAGCGGATCGAGCGGCGTTGGAGATTGGTCTTGGAGTGAGCACCGAGCACCCAGCCGGTCATGCCGTTGAGAAATGCGACCGAGTTGCGCTTGAGCTTGTGCCTTTCGGTCCCTTGTTGCCGCGGCAAAATCTCCCGAATCGGCGCGCATTGCTTCCAGAGCACCTGCAAGCGGTTTTCCATCTGATCTTTGGCGTCGGCATCGGTCTGGTCGAGCCAGAGCATTGGTCCGGGCGCATTCGCCGCGATCCAGCACGATCCAAGCTCTGCCGTCATCGTTTTGCCCGCCTGAATCGCTGCGATGATCGACACCAGCGATACCGACGGATCGGCCAGCGCCTCCAATGGTTCGCGGATCCATGGTGTGTTGCCTGATTGGAACCCACCGGGTATCGGTGAGTAGGGAATCGACTCGATGTGATCCTCGCACCACTGCCACGGCGGGCGGCGGTCGGTGATCACATGGCCGGCCCGCAGGATGTTATCGAGCAGGTCGGTCGTCGGATTTTTTTCGTCCTCTGGTTTCAAGTTTTGGGATCTGCTTTTGCTCGCCGGAGTTCATGATCGCGATGTACTCGTCGACCACTCGGGCATTTTCTTTGCGGATATCCACCGCATCTCTGCCGACCAGCAGCGGCGGCAATTCGTTTTCGAGCTTGTTCCTCAAAAGCGAGTTTGCCTGCCCGATGTGATAGAACCACCGCTCACGCACCGCGTCGATCGGGACAAATTGCCCCTTGCGAACTAGCACCTTGAGCTCTCGATCCTCGACCTCGGCGAAGAGTTTCCGCAGGCGAAGCTCGGCCTCGTCGGGTGTTTCGGATTGCCCCTTGGCCGCGAGCCCCTCGGCCTTAATGAAGGCCACCCACTTGAGGACATCATGGGTTCCGTTCGACCTCGGCTTCGGCGATCCCGGCTTCTTCTTCCAAACATCGACGGTCTGGCGAGCAACTCCCAAAACCTCGGCGAGCTCGACCCAGCTTTTCGCAGTCTTTTTGATCTCGGTGACATCCTCGATCGGTTTGTCGGCTTTGGCTTTGTAATCCTCGATCTGCGACCAGTCATCGCGTGAAAGCGTCTTGCCCTCCTTGAGCTTTTTGAGGATGTTGGCCACATTCGCTTTGCGGATGCGGCTGTACTGTTCAGAGTTGATGTCCATGGCTTGTCAACTGACCGAGGTGTAAGGTCAAAAAGAGTTTTCTCACATTTTTTTAATGTAGGTCCGCAAAGCCGCGCCCTCGGACCCCTCCCTTAAAAGATTCCTTATGGTCTTTTGAGTAGTGTTCAGCGAGCTCATCTATCCATGTCCGGTGAAAATCAAAAACCTGTTGGTCGTTCCAGATTGCGAACTGCTCGACATTATCGGAGGATCGAAGGTTGGCCGATCCAGCAATCACAAAGTAATCAGGATCCTGTGCAATCAGAATGACTTTGGTGTGGTTCCGTGTGATGGTTGGTGGATGACCCAGTATCTGACAGACTCGGGCGAATGTGCTCTCGGCATCAACGCTGGCGAAATAGTGCGAGACCATGATTTTGAGATCTTGAATCAGTCCCTTGGCTTTTAATTCAGCGAGCATCTTGGCATTCCCTTCACTCATGCCGAGCGTGGTGATTTGAACTAAGTTGGCCGGTTTGCCTCTGAGGATGACCGGTATCATATCACCCACCACAAAATCACCGCGCACGACTGCGTGCGTGGTGTCTCCGGTCTCTGGAAGGTAGGCAAGAACCTGTTTGGCATTCTCTGGCTTGATGTACCTTTTGACTCCTCTTCTTTTGCTTTTGTCCTTTGCCTTTGCTTCGTGAAATTGTTGGAGGAAGTGGTTTTTCTTTAGTGGGAAGAGCCCTGGGGGCGGTTCCTTTGATTCGATTTCGCTAAATTCTAAATCTTCAATGTCTTCGAGTCCCAGATTTGTGTCGAGGACCGAAAAGTCAAAGTCGTCTGGGGATTCGATTTTCATATCTCTCCGATTTTGTAAGTATCGCGGATTTTCTTGATGTCTTCGTCGTACTCATTGGCCACGACATAGTTTTGACCGGTGGCGATCTTCTGTCCCACATAGGCGTGAAACTCCACGACCGGCAGCAGGTCTTTGTGCAGCGAGTAGAGCATCTCCTCATCGACCTCATCGAACCATCCGGCGTCTTCGAGGGAACGGCGGAACACACAGAGCCGGTTCACATGCGGGATGGCGTTGTCGATGCCTCCGCCGGTCGGCTTCTCCATGTCCTCCTTGGTAGCCACGCGGCCGAGCTTGATGGACTTACGCAGCATGTCGCCGCTCATCTCCTTCTTAGCCGCTGTCTCCAGCCACATCGATTGGTCATCAGGGTTTTTGAGTGATGCGACTGCCCGGTGATGGTCAAACGAGAGGCGCTCTTTACGGATGGTGAGTGGCACATTCTTGGCGACGAGGGCGACACGCATCAGCGTGCTCACCTCCAACCTCGTGAGGTTGCTGGCGCGAATATAGTCGAATGATCCTGTGGTGGATTTTACCCAGTTGATGGCATCGCCGATGATCCATGTGGATGATTCCCGCATCTTGGCGGCTTTGACGAGGATGTCCTCGATCTCGACCATATCGGGCGCCTCATCGCCGAAGACCAGTCCGGTCGGAGTTGCGGTGATGCGCGGTGTTTCAAATCCCGGTAGCGATGGATTGCTGCGGGCGACCTCGGTGATGATTTCAGTGTCCATGGATCTCTAGTTTTTGTTTTTGTACGGAAAGGATTCGGGCCTGCTGGTACGCCTTGCGTGCGTGTCCACTTCTCATGGCACGGTATGGCTTGATCTTTAGCGCGTCGGTCATCTCGATGCACCTCTTGCTCACTGCCGCCCGCGTGATGCCATGGCGCTTGGCTATGTCGGTCATCGAGTTGCCCTGGTAGGCGAGCCCGGCAACCAGTGTCGCGCAGTCCATGGTGAGTCCGGGGTTTTTGTCGCTGGCCAACTCGCCGATCAGCCGGCGCATAATGTCCCAAATCTGGTCGCTGTTGATGGTTGATGGTGGCTCTTCGTTCGGCTCTTCATCCTCATCGGCGTCGAAGGTTTTGGCGCTGTAGCTCTCCGCCGCGTCGCGTAAGAGGCCGACGCCATTTGATGAGCGGGCGAGGTCGGGTTTGTCGATCCCCATGCTGGCGACCTTCCTTCGCTCCTCGGGCGAGAGGCTGGCGATCCATGCTTGGTACTCTTTGGCGTACCGAGCATCCTCGCGATCTTGGCGCATGGTGTAGGGATCTTCGTCGCTCATGGCGTCTTTGTTGTCATTTGATGCTTTGGGAGGATTAGCGCAAAAGGTTTCATCCTATTTTCACACTTTGTGTTTTTTGATAGGATCGAAGAACTCGGCAAGATCCTCGCGGCTTATGGTTGGCCTCGATGAGACCGGCATCGGGATCGTGTTCGGCGGTGGGCGGGATGCCTCCTGGCGCTTCCTCCATTCTGACGCGTAGTTCCAAACATCGCCGACGGTTTCTAAGAACTTCGTCCGGGTGCGTGGCTGCCATGCTGGGCGGCCCTCGGGGATCTTGGCGTGCATGTAATCCTTCAAGGTTTGCCATTGGGTGGAATTTAGCGCGGAGAGGGTGCGTGACGCCGCCGCGAGGAGTTTTTGCTCCGTGTATCCCAGAGGAAGCCCCCAGCCGCTCTTGAGCGATTGTACGCGCTTTTCGAGTTCGAGCATCGCTTTGGCGTTATCGCTTGGCATGTTCTCGGCATAAAAATCCTCCGAGCTCTCGCTCGCTTCGCTTTGGGGGGTAGGGGGGAGTGTTCCTTTCCCTTCCTTTCCTTTCCTTTCCGTTTGGGTTTCGCTTTCGGTTCCGCTTTGGGTTTCGCTTTGGGTTTCGCTTTGGGTTTTTGGTCTTCCTCCCTTGCTGCCGTTAGTTTTAGCGGCTTGAGCCTTTGCTTCTGATGTTGATTTTCCGCCTTTCAATCCACCTCTTGCGCCGCTCTCACGGTTGCGTTGAACCTCCTGCTCTTTCTCGATCGGATAACCCCAGACGACCAGCGTCTCACCATCCCATTGCCAGAGGTCGCAGGCACTTTGTACTTCGTCTCTTGTGACCCGGACGAGCTGTTGCCACTTGCGGTCGGCCCAGCCAGCGCAGGCGGTGATTGTGCCACCATTCTCTTGCCCGATGCAGTATCGCAGCAGGCAGAGCCATGTGGCCCGCTGGGTCGGATCGCTTCCGAGGAAGTTCTCCGAGTCCAGCGTTTGAATACTTAGGTTCAGCCAGTTCATGGATCAGAATGGGATGTCGTCGTCTTCGTCGCTGATCACCGGTGCCATCGCTTGCCGGCTGGGGCCGCTTTGCTGTGGTGCCGGGCGTTGCTGATACATGCCATCCTGCTGCTTCGGTTCGTAGAAAGCGATCCAGCCGCTCCACTCGGGATTGGTCGGTAGTGCATCGAGCTTGAGCGCCATGCGCCCGTCGTTTCCTTCCATCACCGCTCCCACAGTGAGGTATCGCTTTTTCTTCTCGCCTTGCTTGTTGGTGTACTCGCCGATGGTAGCGACTGCGTCGTATCGTTTTGTCATGTTGTTATGGGGTTGGGGTGATTCAGTGCAGGGTCGGGACATCGTCCTCGAAGTCGAAGTACTCGCTGATCTCAAACATGATAGCATTGTGAACAGCACCTTGGAGTTCGATCTGATCAGGCTCGTCGTTGTGCTTGTAGGCGCGATGCCATCCGTACTTGATGCCATTTTCTACGGCTTCGCTTAGGACTCGGTATGTTTTCGGTTTCATGTGTTATGGGGTTGGTATGGGTGAGATGAGAATCTTGATGCCGGGCTGATCGCCCCAGTATTTTGTCACTCGCAGGTCAGCGACCTGTCCGTCGTCTCCGTAGAAGTTCGCCTTGGTGAGAACATCGCCGACGAGCTTCACTAGGTTGTCGGCATCGGGGCGCTTGTCGTTTGGGATCTTACCCCATTCCTTCCGGCGTTTGCCTTCGGTCTTGCGCCAGGGGAATGTGAAATCGACTTGCAGCAGGATCGGGCCGTCGAGCGGCTCGGTCGGGGCTTTGGGTTTGATGAGCGTCATGAGATCGGCCTCGGCTTTAGCGTGTTCCTTCTTCGGGAAGAACCTCGGTTTGCCTCCGACCATGACCAATCGCTTGGTCTGGCTGGTCGCAGTGGGTGGGATCATGGGTAGGAAAAATTCGATCATTTGTTGAGTTTCTTACTGATCCAAAACACGGCGCTGAAGTAGGCGATGATGAGGCCGAGGGTTATGCTCTTGGGGGTGTGTTTGGGTTTATTGCTCATGCGCGTTCTTCTCCGCAGTCGGGGCAGTAATCCCCCATAGGCTCAATTCGTGAAAAGAATGGATCTTTGTCGCTTCCGCAATGCGGGCAGATAATATCGTCGGCGTCTTTCCTGAAGATCTCGTCGTAATTGTCGCGGAACATCTCGCCATTGACCGGCCTTGGGCTGTCGCCTTTTCCTGCTTGGTTAGGATTGCTCATCTTGCGGGTATTCCATTTCAAGTAAGAGTTGTAGGCAGTGGATTGCCTTTTCAATGTCCTGCCGCCCGTTCTTGGCGCGATGCCTTGTGACATAGCGAATCACGCTCGACTCACAGTACGGCAGGCGGTTGCGCTGGCAGTATTCGGCGGGCTGAATTGCCAGTCCCTTGTAGTGGTTTCCAGCGACTTGCTGGTCGGATGCTTTGCCTGCGCTCACGGCTCACCTCCTTTCACGGCGGTGAGGGCAGCTTCCCAACCATCAATACATATGTCATGTCCAAGATCCCGAATAATCCATATAGCCCAATCCTCAGCTTTGAAATCATCTCCGCCAAAACAATGCGCAACAGGTTTTATTTCGTGGACTAACTCTCCGTCGCGATAGATTTGATAGCCGTCCGCATAACTCGTGCCGCAAGTATCGCAGTCGTAATCATCATGAATTGTTTTGATTTCGTATCTCATAAATCTTCTCCTTTCACGGCGGCGAGGCCGGAGTCATCTTCACTCATCCTCGTCTCCTTCCTCGTCAGATCGGCAGAGCGGGCAGCTTGAAGCGGGGTTAGGCCAGTCCCAGCTTCCGCACATGGTGCAACTGAATGAGGCTCTTCGGGTTGTTGGATAGTCGTCTTCATCATGCCACTGACTTTCTTCTTCTTGGTGCATTTTGTTTCTTGGTTAGCTTGTGCAAAACCTCCGAGCGGATCGGCGCGTACTTCGTCACGAACTCGTCGAGCGCCTCTGCCACCTTGTCGGTGTACTCGTCCCACTTTTGGCAATGGACGAATGGCTCGGTGCCTTCGTTGAAGGAAACGAACCACCACTCGCGCAGTCCGGTGACGACCATCGAGCCGTGCACCTGGGCGCGGTACTGCTCAGGCACTCCGCCTTCGTAATGGTAGAGCGCGTGGTTTTCGATCAGCGGGCATTTGATTTCGAGGCCACAAGTCGGTTCATCGCCTTGATAGATCAGCGCATCGGGCGAGCATCCGAGCACCGGGTTGTCGTCCTTGGTGACAAAGCCGACGGTGCGGACATCGAGGCCGCTCCATTCGGCAAACCAATCACGCGCGACCGGCTCCATCTCATGGCCGCGATCAGTGTGGATGTTGCCGAGGAAGGCTGGGATCTCATTGGGTTTCACGCATTCGCCAGCGAGGCGGATGGCGAGCTTTTCCCATTGGCTTGAGAGCTTGCCGGTCGGAGTGATCACCTTGGCCATCTGTGATGCGGTGAGCCTGCCTTTGCGGGCGCGGAACCAATCTTCACTCCCCTGTTCCATTTCGGGCCAGATAGTCATCCTACACCTCCCTCGTATGGTTTGATCAGTCCGGCTTCGATCGCCGCGTTGTAGACCGCCCGGAGTTGCTTCTCCGGCAGTGCCATGAGATCTGTCAGAATAATGTCGGTCTCTCGCTCGCGTTTGATCAGCATCACGCTGGTGCCATCGCCATTGCAAAGCGTCTCGGTTTTGTAGCCTCGATAGGATGCTGCCGAGATCGCCGATTCAATGTAGCAGTCTTGCATGGTGTAGACCGCGCGCATTCCTGCGAGGCGAAAGAAATTGTCCCAGTCGATGCCGGTGCGTGTGAGCGTCCGTTTTTTCTCGGCGATTTTCACATGACCTCCTTCCATGCTTGGTTGATCGCGTTGGAAAGCACCTGCGCCTTCGCGATGTTCTGCTGGTAAAGCAGCGCCTCCTTCTTGGCCTTGAGCGATGCCAAGGCCATTTTGAATGCGTCCTTAAAGATCCGCCACTCGGCATCGATCGCCTCGCGTTGAACGGGTTCGTGGCTCATGCTTCGCCTCCTTTCTCATCGCCCCAATCGGCCTCGGGCATCTCGGCGAGATCGAGCGTTGGCTCATCTGCCGGTTCAGCTTCGACCACCTCGGGCTTTGCTTTGGCTTCGGCCTTCTTCGCCGGTTCGGCCTTGGCGAACGGATCGATGATGCCGGTGATCGTTGCTGGCTTCGGTGTCACATTGCGCGTGCCAGCAATGTCGGTCGCCTCATCCTCATCGAAGATCCCGCCGATGCCGAATGCCACGCGGATTGCTTGGATCATCACCTTGTTGCGGATCATTCGGCGTGGCATCTGATTCCATGGGTCGGTGTTGCGGCGGCATTCCTCGAAATACTCGGTGACCTTCACTTGGTGAGCGCGGTTCTTGAGGTAGATTTCGCAGGTGGCGTGGGTTGGTGTTTTGCCATCGCCGAAGACCTCGACGCTCATGCCGTCGTAATTCTCCTGGCGGTTAGCGATCTTCAGCCAGCCATCCACGCCGACCATCGGCACGATCCCTCCGCCCTTTTTCGGGAAGGCGTACATTTCCTTGAGCAGCGGGTTGAGCTGATAGGTGTTTGCGGTGACGACCAGCGCGAGCATTTCTTCGTCGGTCGCGCCTTTGAAGACGGTGCTCTTGAGGGTCTGGTGCAGCTTTGCCGGATCGACATTGCAGCGGGAGGCCATGAGTTGCATGGCGCTAGGCTTCGGGGCGTGGGTGGTAGTGGTAGCGATTTCAGTAGTCATATTTTTGGGGTGTTAGAGATTCGGCAGCTCCGGTTGATCGGGATCGGGCAGCTTCGAGGTGATGGTGCTTTGATAGGTGGCGGAGAAGCGCACGGTCGTTTCGATCGTCGCGGCTTCGAGATCAACGGCGGCAGAGATCGCGAGCTTCAGCGGCGGGAATTTCTTCTCGTTCGCGTTGCTCTCTTCGATGTTCTCATGCCACGCGCGGAGGATGTCGGCAGAGCGTTCCTGCATCGCCTCGCGGGCTTGGGCGACGATGGTCTCGATGAACGATTCCATCCGGTCGTTTGATATGGTGTTGATTTCGGGCATTGGTTCGGGTGTTAGGAAATGATCGAGTGAGCGAGGTTCTTGAGGCGGATCGAGCGGCGCAGCATCGCCTTCGCCTGTGACTTCATGCGGTCGCTCACCTCACGGACTTGAGCGCCGGTGCAATGACTGATGTGTCGGTAGCCAGGGCAACCGGGGCCGCTGATGACCACGCCGTTGGAGTGTTCGGCGAGCGAGCGGATCTTCCTCTCATTGAAGCCGAGGCGGGCGGAGATTGTCTTGGCAGGAACCCATTCCGAGGCCGAGGCCCAGAGCAGGTATTCGACAAGGGTTTCAACCTCACGGATCGCCGGTGCTGGCATCCTCTTGGTGGTGAAATCAAAATCACATTGGGTGGCGGTCATGGTGTTAGGCGTTGAGTTTCTGGTGCGCGGCCTCGGTGATGAGCACGCCGTTGCCGGTTGCTGGGGCGAACTTCTCGACTTGGTGTTCGAGCATCTGGAGCGCCAGCACCTCACGCGCTGAATGCGGCATAACGAGGTGCATGGTCCCGGCGATTTGCCGTGTGGTGACGCTGTCGGTGATTTGCGTCCGGCTCGCGACGATGACCGTCGGATTCTTGATCCGTTGGGTGATGTGGAAGATCATTGGTGTGGAGTTCTATGTTCGTGTTTATTATGTGCCCAATTTACTAACGAATCCCCATGGCACGCTTTGGGATAGCAGTGACATATCAACACTTTGCCTTTTAGCTCTTTGAGCTTGTTGAGGATCGAAGGTTTGTAGGGCAAATAGTCCCACTCATAGTGGTAGCAAACCGTTTCCCTATCTCCATCCGCGTCGAGTATGTATGGATTTCCAAATGGCGTTCCTCTATCAATTCGAACTGCTAAACCTTTCTTTTCAGCCCACTGAATAAGGTTCTTGTCGCGCTGTGCGTTAGCGATGACAGCGCTCCCATTTTCCACCTCTTTTTTTCTTAGCTCTTCATCATCAAGCCATGGGTCAGTTGGAATAGCTCGGACTGCCTTGTTAGCGTCCTGCATCGTCATCTTGCCAGCCTTGACCTTTTCAAAGACTTCTGGCGCGGCAGTCTTCATCTTGACTGCTTGGTTGACGTAGGTGCGGTTCGTGTTGAAAAGCTCGGCGGCTTTGGTGGCAGTTTTATCAGCGTGCTGGTTGCTGGGTGCGGACAATTTTTTGTCCTGAGGCTGATGCTGATTCGCCGCGTTCTCGATGCGCTTCCGCTCAGCATCTTTTTCCACCTGTTCCGCGATGACAGCGAGCAGGTCATCAGCCTCGGCTGCTATGCACGCCCATTGTCCACTGTTAAGGTTGCGGCGCTTGTTGGTGCGCATCACAAAAGCAATGGCGTCAGCATCGGTGCCGGTAAAGATGATGGTCGGCGGCTTGATGCCAAGCTCTTGGCAAGCCTTGGTGCGGTTCCATCCATCCAGCACCTCTCCTTGGTAAAGAGTGACAGGTTGCTTTTGATCGAATCCGTTTGTGCGGATGTCATCGATCAGGCGGGTGAAATCCTCGGTCTTAGCTTCGGGGAATATGTTGTATTTGTGCTTTTTCATGGATTGTGTATTAGTCGGTGGCATTTTCTACAGATGGGAATCAGGCAATCATCACCGTACTCCCACGGAAGTTTGTTGAGGTCATAGCCTCGGTGGTGAACAGCAGCGGCTGGTTGTCCACAACAGGCACATTTGAAATTTCCTGCTTTAAGTATGGCCAATCGTCGGGCTTTCCATTTCGGATCACGGAGAAGAGCGGGATAGAACCGTTTATCTGCTTTTTTTGGCGATGAAGGTGTACGCCTACCCACACATTCCTGCGATCCTTCATGTTTCCGAGTAGCAACCAGTGCTGGAAATCAGGAACGGTGATCCCCATGTTTTCGTACACCGCAAGCGGTTTAGTGGGATTGTTTTGAAGACCCATATAAACCTCACGCCCTACGAGGTGAGTGCGATGCTCTTTGCCTTGTTCAGATACCCATTCAAGGTATGGCTTTTGCCAATGATCCTCTTGTGATAGCAGCCATGAGTATTCTTCATACTCACTCGCTGGCCTTGGTATTGGAGCTCTCGATGAAATGGATATTCCAAGCGTGTGCGGAGGCACCTTAATTAGAGCAACGCTTGATCTCCTGTTGTTGCAAAAATCAATGGGGTCTTGTGTGCCGCTTTTGATTGAGCAGTTGTCTAGTATGTCTAATTTTTCCTCTTTATCAGTAATAGAGTCATAGACTTCGAAAGCGGTGAGTTTATAGCTCTCTTGACGGTTGTCAGTTTTGCTTTTTTCAAGCCAAACTCGCACCTTATTCCAAACGCCAAATCTTTTTTCGGCAGGGATTGGGTAGACGCGAATAAATCCAAGTTCTTCCGTTAAGATGATCGCGCACATTGTTTTCGATCCATCGCGGCAACGGTTAGGTGCGCCTACGCCAAGAATGATCCCTGATGTTTTCATTTTTGTTTTTTCTGAAGATCAGATCCTCGGCCGGATCGCGCGGCGGGCTTCGTGGTACTGCTCTTCCTCGCCGATGCGGTAGGCGCGCATGGCATTAGTCCCGAGGGCGAAGGCGGCGATGAGTCCTGCGCCGGATGCGGCGATGAGCAGCAAGAGCCAGATCGAGCTCGCGCCTTGCTGGTTGCTGATGATGGCGCCAGGTATCCAGCATGCGGCGGCGACTGCGCCCATGAACAAGGCGGCGGATTGGTAGGCGCATGAGCGCGCTTGGTTGTAGTATCTTACGGAGCGTTTCATTTTTGGATTGCGTTGGAGTTAGTAGGTGAGAGCAGTTGGAGATGGCGGAGCGGTGCGTGCGTCCTTGAGCTGGATGAGCACCTTCGCGAGGTCGTAGCGGACTAGGTTGTCGACTCGGAACTCGGGCCTGATGACTCCCTTGGCTTCGAGATTGCGGACAGTCGGTGCAGAGACTCCGAGTTCCTTCGCCAAGGCAGCGGCAGTGATGAGGCGAGGCTTGGTTTTCACGCCGCACCTCCTTCGAGTTGCGCTTTTGCGGCAGCGGTCAGAATTTCGCGGATGGACTGCTGAACGGTCAGCCCGGTGGCCGAATACGCGATGATGTAGTCCTTGGTTTGCTCTGGAAGATCCTTGAGCGCGATTTGCGGAAGAGTGCTTGTTTCAAGCGGTTTTGAAAGCGTGTCTGCGTTCATGTCGGCCCCTTTTTATGGGAAATTCCCATAAGGTCAATAGGAAAATAACATGATCGCGTAATTTTTATGGGAAAGTCCCATTTTTAGGGTACATTCGCTGCATGATTCCTTTCGAAGAAATTGACCAGCGCCTTGAAAAACTAGGGCGAAACCGAAAGTGGCTTGTCGAAGCCACCGGCAGATCCGATCACGCCATACGCTCGGCATTAGCTCCCAATGCTACCTCAAAATCCCGCAGCACTCTGCTGCAAAAGGCTTTGACCGATGCCATCGAGCGCGAGGAATCCGAGCAGGCAAAGAAGCCGGAACTCACGAAGTCGATCTCGCTTGAACCATCGATTGAGGAATACCGACTCTGGTCGGAGGCTTTCAAATCGAGCCCGTACTCGACCATCGAAGAGTGGGCGGTCGCTGCTCTGAATGGATCATCCGGTGCGCTGCATGTCCTCCCGACATCCATGGTCGCCGAAGATCCTGCCGAGTATGGAGCAAAGAGACTGCCGAAGTAATACGAATGTATCCAGCGCGCTGCATAGCCAAGTGGGCGTCAATCGTCTACACTTTTACCGTTTCGGTAATCCTCGCAGGACCATTTTCCTGGCGCTAGGAAAATGGTTTTTTGCGCGTATGGTCCCTGAAGGGTCCATTTTTAAGACAAGGCCCGCAATCCTTGATGAATAGCGGGTCCTCCTGTTCTTCGTAATGAGCAGGTCGTCGGTTCAAATCCGACCAGCGGCTCCATTTTACTAGGGTTTCAGAGGGTAAAAATGGAAAAAGAAGAAGCTTGAGAAAGCACGAAAGGGCCATAAGGTGCAGGCAAGATGCCGCGCGTAGCTGAGATCAAACCGTTCAAGACGCTCCAAGGGTGGCGGGTAAATATCCCGAAGAGCATGGCCGCTGATGGAAAGCGGCACAAAAAGTATTTCCGCACCGAGTCAGAAGCGAACCGGTACGCGGGCAAGCTCAGGTCGCAATACGCCTCGGGGGTCCGTGGATCGGCGCTACCTCTTGCGATCGCTTTGCAGGCGACTGAGGCCATCAGCATCCTCGAAGGTACCGGCATCGGGTTGGTAGAGGCGGCCAAGATCGTGGCCAAGCAGATCAAATCATCCGGTGGCAATGAAACATTCAGCGAGCGGTACGATCGCGCCATACTCGATGGCGAAGGCAGGTGGTCAGACCGCTACCGGCAGGACATGGATCGAATGCTGCGGTGGTTGCCAAAAAGTTTTTTTGCAAAGCCCTGCGGGGTGATCGACCGGGGCGTCATTGAAAAAGCCCTGGTCGAAGATCGGAAACTCTCGCGTGCGACGATCGACATGCGGACAACGCGCGTCCTCGCCATCATCAACTACCGCGAGCGCCATCGGAAGAGTACGGAGATCAAGATCCTCACGCTCACCGAGGTCGAGTCGGTGCTCGGTCATTGCCAGTCGCCCGAGGAGCGCCGTGTGGTGGCGCTCTTGGCCTTTGCTGGCATCCGACCGGACGCTGAGAGCGGAGAGATCGCGCGGCTCGGCTGGGAGGCTGTGGGCGCGAAAGAAATCTACATCACGCCTGCGACCTCGAAGACCGGCAGCGACCGGCACATTCCGCTGACGCCGAGGCTGCGGGCAGAGATCGCTGGCCATCCTGCCAGCGGGCCGGTGTTGCCTGGCAACTGGCGGCGGTCATGGCAGCGGATTCGGAAGGCGTCGGGCATTGCCGGCGAGCAGGACATTCTCCGGCATTCGTTTGCGTCGCACTACCTTGCGGCGACCGATGAAGCGCGGGCCAAGGCGGCGATGGGTCACACGGCAGGCAGCTCCACCCTCTTCCGCCACTACCGGCGGGCCGTGACGCAGGCCGATGGCCTCGCTTACTTCGGCCTCAAGGCTTCGAGAAAATGTTAACATTGCGCCCGCCCAATCTGGCTTTGCGCTTGGTCAAAACCCCCTTGGTGATTAGAACATTGAGGCGGCTGACCGCCGAACTCACGCTGATGATTTCACCTTGCGCCGCGAGCGCTTGGATAAATTCATCGACGCTGAACTCATCCTCTCGCTTCTTATCAGTTCCGAGTTGAGAAAGCGCGAAGTCGAGCGAACTGATCGCGGCGGTGGTTTGCTTTTTCATAAAATTCCCATCGGTGAGATCCAAGTAGTTCCTTCCTTGATCACATGCCACGCCTGCCATGCGCCAGTCTTGTCGTTGATGATGCCGTAAAGCCAACCGTTGCGCCATGCGAGCTTGGCGGGCGTGCGGTCGGCGTATGAGAGTTGATCGATATCGGCAAGGCAGCCGACAGAAAAGCTTGCCTCGCCATCGATGTGGCGGGCGGTGTACACATCCGGCTTGTGGGTGTGACCGTGCAGGCAGGCACCCCAGTTCTCAAAGTGGGCTTTTGCCGGGTACATGGTGGCGCGGAAGCCATGGATCAATTTTGGTCCGCCCTCGGGCATCCGCAGGTACTTGCCGACATGATACGGCACCCATGCGATCTTGCGCTTTTTGAACTCATCTTCGGAGGCTTGAGCGAGGTTCGCGCAATGTTCGCGGAGCATGCCGTCGGCGCATTTGTTCGAGTGCATCCAGATCCGATCGTCATGGTTGCCGAGCGTGAGAAAGTTCGGCTGGAAGGCGTCAAGAAAATCGAGGCCGCATTGGTAGTCATCCGAGATGCCATCGGCTTTTTCCTCGGGCGATGCCCCACGGCGCAGCGGCGAAAAATCCCACAAGTCGCCCAGGTGGATGCGATGGTGTGGCTTCCAATCGTCAGCAAACGCGAGAAACTTTTTCTTCGCTGCCTCGCAGACCAGTCCGCCGTGGTTGTCGGCGGCGACTATGAACTTTTTGTAGGCCATGTTATCGTTTCCGTTTTGCGTTCAAGGCGTCGTAGCTCGGCCAGAAGATGGTATCCATCGCCCTCACGATCGCTTCCTCGGGGAGCTTGTCGATGTAGGCGATGCCAGAGAGCGATAGAGCGGCGTGAAGCATTTCGTGGCGGAGGGTTTGTTGCATCACATGTGGTGGCCCTGGGCGGATCGCGATGCGTAAAAGGTCGGGGTCGTAGTGTCCGAAGTCTGGGATAGAGTCATCGACTGCGACCTCGATGGTGTGTCCTGCCATGCGGATGCTTTTGGGCAGCGTCATTCGATGATGGGTGGCGCGTCAAACAATCGGCCCGTCGCAGAGGATGTACTCGAAACCCTTTTGGTTCGCCTTCTTCATCTCGCTGCGGGTGAGTAGGTAGAACGCATCCCATTGCGCGGGCGGAATGGTCTGACATCCGAGCGAGCTTGTGGTGGTGTAGCCGCCGCGATGGATGTTGATCGCGATTCCCTGCTTGATTCCGTCCATGCCGTCGCGCATGACCGGCAGGGCTTCGCCTTTGGTGTTCGGGCGAAACGCGGGATAGCCGCCACCGGGGCGACTGATGCCGTGGTTGCCGGGCTTGTACGGGTGGACGCCTGAGATGAGCGAGGCGATGCCTGGGCGATGACGGCTCGGGTCGGTGTTGGCATTGAAGGCGGCGAAGGTTTCGGGGCCGACGACGAAGATCGCATCGTCGTAGATGCCTCGATCGTTCTTGCCAGCGGCACCCATGGTGTCGCGGTAATAGCCACGAATGCCGACCACGAACATCGGCGGCAGCAGTTCGTCGGGGTAGGCTTTGCACCACACCTTCACGGCGGCGGCCATGACCGCAAACTGTTTGGCTCGCGGCTTGTTCATGGGTCAGTTATTTTTCGGCGATGATCTCCAGCACGCGCAGAGCGGCGGGAGCGTCGATGGTGGCGTCCTTCGATCCATCGGCGTTGACCCGCAGGGTGCAGCTTGTCATCACAGCGACGGCTGCCCAGATGAGCATTGCAGCGATCAGCGACCAGATGAGGCCGACTCGCTCGGAATTGGTTTCGGTGATCATGGTTCGTCGCGGTAGACTTGTTTTTCAGAGGTGTCGATGTAGCTGCGGGCGGTCGTCAGCGCGGTGCCGAGCAGGCCGAGCGCGAAGCCGATGGTTTGTTTCGCATCGGTGAAGTCGATCGTCGCGAGACCGGCAGATCCGGCGGAGACGACAGCGATCAGGACATACAGGACGAGGCGGAGGATGCTTTGTTCGGGTGTCATGTTTTTATCGGGTGAGATGTTCTTTCACTTCGCGGAGGATGTCAGAATTTTGTGCGATCACTTGGTGGTTTTGCGCGGTGATCTCGACCAACTTTTTGAAGTTCGCATCGCGTTCGAGATCGCGTTGCTCAAACTTTGATTCGGACTTGTCGAGCCTCGCGACAAGCCAGCGAAGGGCAAAGAGCGCGGCACCGAGCGCACCGAGCGGGCCGGTGAGGATCTGCATCCAATCGGGCATTTCGAGCGACTCAGCGGTGATCGATGCCAGCTTACCGCCCGCCACGCCCGAGAGCATGACGGTCGCTGCGGAGAGGGTGTTGGAGGTGATGGTCATGCCCAGAAAATGTTTGGTGTGGATTCGTTAGTCGGGCGTGGTTCCCCGGAGGATGAAACCCACGCGATGAACTGCTCGCCGCCGGTTGGGATAGGAATACCGACCAGATCGCGGAAGAGTATCCAGTAATTTTCTCCGTTGTGGGGTCCGATCTCCAAAAGCGCATGTTCGTGGCTGGCGAGCGTGGAGACGATCACACCATCCTCGTTTTGCTGCGCGAACCCGTTTGCCAGACCAAACTGTTCGGCAACTTGCTTTGTCGGGAAGCGGAGGATGTAGTCGATCATTGTGTGAGTGCTTGAATTTTAACGTTGGGTAGACGCTTGCGGTAGTATTGAACTGATGAAAAAATCGTATTTCCAACTTGCGGTCCGGCAGAATTTCCATTCGCCCCAATCACGAAGCGATCCATAATGGCTGGTAAAGTGCCGGATGTATCAGTTGCGATTGATCCGTTGATGGAACTAGCGAAATCATCTGTGCGGACGGCAAACGCAGATTTTACCAATGTATTACGGCTTACCGTACTTTGAAATACGGCTTGACTGGTGTTTCCTGTCGTATAAACTGAGTTTTGGAGAAAAGTGGCAGCAAAGTCCGCAGTAACACCGCCATTTGATCTTACTACCCCATGAACTCCTAAGAATGCAGATTGCGCGGTAGTCTCACCGACGGCTCTGACAGCGTAAAAGATGCTGCCTTCGTTCTGGTTATACATTCCGGTAAAGTTCGCGCCTGTAATGGTATACAAGTCCTGCGCTCTCGCAAGGCTTCCGGTTGTTGTTGGGATGTAACTGGTGGCGGTCGCTCCTGCTTCTAGCTGTGCGGACTGAACAGTTCCCGTAACTGTTAAGATGAGGCTGCCAGCGGTAGGCGTGAATGTAAGTATTGTGCGTGTCGGGAATGCGCCAGTGCCGATTACAGTTGCTGAATGAGCGCCAGAAAGAACTACTGTTCCAGTTCCGTAAAATGACAGCGTGTGTACGGCTGCGGTTACGGTTCGTGTTTGGGTAGTAAGTGTGGCACTTGGAAATATTAAATTCGCCCTGCTCTGCTCAAGCCATAGACCATAACAAACGCCAGTCAAAGGGTCGTGTTCAAAGCGTGGCTCGTTGTTAGCGGCTATTACAATGTCGAAAGTGCTGCTGGTGGTGATGAATATTCCAGACCCGCTCCAGTTGGCTTGATCGGGCCTCCACTCACTTCCTTCGGCAGCGAAGTATTCGTAAAAATCTTCTGGATATGCAACTTCAACTTTCCACTGTGCTCCAGTGTAAAAAACATTTTTGGAAACTCCAGCATCATTTTTCGTCCATTGCGCTCGTCCGTTTACAATTCCAATTGTAGACAACCCTGCAGCTTCTCCAGCCACATCTACTAGCGGCCCAAAATATGTGCCTGTACTTGAGCGAGTGAATACTGGTGTAGGGCCAACTCTAGCAGTGATCGATTTCGTCTCAGCGAGCGGCAAGTCCAAAGCAAGCTCGTCATTACTCGAAAGCAATCCGCGAGTCTGTTGCAGGATTATCATATCAGGTTGCCAGAGAGATT